GCGGCCGTTTTTCGCCGATGCCACTCAAAACTCTCAAGCCCCGGTTGGCGACGCTAGACACTCGCCGCGTCAGCACGTTCACGCTGCACCAGCAGCGCGGGCTATCCACCGCCCGATGGCAGCGCACCCGTGCCCGAATCCTGACTCGAGACAATGGCGTTTGCGTGTGTGAGGATTGCAGGCAAGCAGGCCGGCTACGTGCCGCCCATGAGGTCGACCATATCGTGCCTGTCTGGGCAGGAGGCAGCGAAGACGACAGCAACCTGCAGTCGATCAACCGCGAGTGTCACAATCTCAAGACGGCGCGCGAAGCCAAGCGCAGGGCAGGGGGGATGTAAAGTCTGCGGCCGGTTGGAACATAGACCGCGCTTGCAACCACGCGCGGATTAAATCCCTGCCCCAGAAATTCAAAGAAGGAATCAAATGGCCGGAGTTAAAGGCAGAAGCGGAGGGGCGCGGCTTGGTGCTGGCCGGCCAAAGGCTCCGCCGGAACCGACGCTGGTTGACGATGCACGCGATTTCCTGACTGCCGTCATGCGCGGCGAAATTACGCCGTCGACCGCGCAGTTGGACGCGGCAAAGACACTGCTGCGCGCCCAGGCGACGGGAGTCAAGGCGGAACGGCAGAAGAAGGCTGACGCTGTGGCCGTCGGCAAGTTTGCTGCCGCTGAACCGCCGCGCTTGGTTGTCAACAACAGCTAATGCAGTGGTCGACCGCATGCCCGGACTGGTCCGAAAAACTCGTCCGGCGGGAGTCGATCATCCCGGCGCCGCTCTTTGAGCGTGAAGCGACTTCTGCGCTCGCGGTATTCGACGAGCTGCGCATCGTTGATGCGCCTGGCTCGCCGACAATGCGTGAGGCGTGCCGGCCTTGGCTGCGCGACTTTGCGGCCTCCATCTTCGGCAGCTATGACGCGGAGACTGGCCGCAGGTTGATAACCGAGTACCTCTTGCTGATCAGCAAGAAGAATGCGAAGAGCACCGGCGCGGCGGCCATCATGCTGACCGCGCTCATCCGCAACTGGCGAAGGTCTGGCGAGTTCGGGATCTTGGCGCCGACGATTGAGATTGCGAACAACTCATTCTGGCCTGCGCGCGACATGGTCCGCGCCGATGACGAGCTGCGCGAGATGATCCATGTGCAAGAGCACACGCGGACGCTGACGCACAGGGTAACAGGCGCAACGCTCAAGGTGGTTGCAGCGGATAATGAATCCGTCGGAGGAAAGAAGTGGATCGGCACGCTTATTGACGAGCTTTGGCTGTTCGGCAAGCGGCCGAATGCCGAGAACATGCTGCGCGAGGCGATTGGAGGACTGGCGAGCCGCCCCGAAGGCTTCGTGATCTATCTGTCCACGCAGTCGGACGAGCCGCCGGCTGGTGTCTTTCGCCAGAAGCTGCACTACGCACGCGGCGTGCGCGACGGACGGATTGCTGACCGGCACTTTCTGCCAGTGCTGTATGAGTTCCCGAAGTCGCTGCTTGACGAGAGAGCCGAGCGCGACCCCGCGAACTTCTACGTTACCAATCCGAACATCGGCGCGAGCGTCGACGCACAGTTTCTAGTGCGCGAGCTGCAGAAAGCCGAGGAGTCGGGCGAGGAGTCGCTACGCGGCTTCCTGGCAAAGCACCTGAATGTCGAGATTGGACTCGCCTTGCAGTCTGATCGCTGGGTCGGCGCAGACTTCTGGCAAGCGCAGGCCAGGCCTTTGTGTCTCGATCAGATCATCGAGCGCAGCGATGTTCTGACGATGGGGATTGACGGTGGCGGCCTTGATGACCTGCTCGGCGTTACCGTGATTGGCCGCGATGCAGAGTCGCGCGACTGGCTTAGCTGGTCGCGCGCATGGGCGCATCCGACCGTGCTTGAGCGGAGGAAGTCGGAAGCGTCCCGCTTCCGCGACTTCGAGAACGATGGCGACCTGTCGCTGGTCCGTCAGATCGGCGAAGACGTGCTCGAGGTCGCGCAGATTGCCGCGCGCCTGAATGACAGCGGCAAGCTCGACAAGATTGGCGTCGACCCGCAGGGCATCGGGGCGATTGTTGATGCGATGATTTCCGAGGGTGTGGAGCAAGACAAGATCATCGGCATATCACAGGGTTGGAAGCTCACCAGCGCAATCAAGACCGTAGAGCGCAAGCTCGCTGAGGGCGGGCTGTATCACTGTGGCCGTCCGATGATGGCTTGGTGCGTCGGGAACGCGAGAGTCGAGCCGAGGGGTAATGCTGTGATTATCACAAAGCAGGCAGCCGGCTTCGCAAAGATCGATCCGCTTATGGCGCTATTCAACGCGGCGGCGCTCATGGCGCTGAATCCGGCAGGTGGTGCGTCGCTCGACAGCATCATCAATTTTCCGATTAGTGCATGAGCTTTCTGACAACCTTCTCGCGCTGGTTCGGACGCAGCGCAACACTTGCTGATCGCACCGGCGATCAGCTCGTGTTGCCGTCGGCGACCCTTGTCGAGAACACCCAGCCGCTCGGGCCAGACTCGGCTCTGCAGTTGGCAACGCTGTACCGCTGCGTCGATCTGCTCAGTAAGACCGTCAGCACGCTCCCGCTGTTCGTGTACGAGCGGGATGCTGACGGCCAGCGCCGCCTCGCGCGCTCAACGGTGCTGTGGTCGCTGTTGCACGATGCGCCTAACGCCCTCGCAACTGCATCCGAGTTTTGGGGCGCCATGGTTCTCAACCTGCTCCTGCGCGGTAATGCCTACGCGCGGGTGCAGCGCAACACCCGCGGCGACCCTGTGGCGCTGTGGCCTATGTCCTCCGAACAAGTCGTTCCCTACATCGACCCGGAAACTGGAGCCCTGTTTTACGAATACCAGCGCAATACCGAGCGCTGGCTGCTGCCTGCCGAAGAAGTTCTGCATGTGCGCGACACCGGCAACGGCATCGTCGGCCTTTCGCGGATCGACTTCATGCGCGCAAGCGTGAACGAAGCCGCGCGCGCCCAGGCTCAGGCCACGCGCCTTTTCGCAAACGGCAACAAGCCCACCGGTGTGCTGATGGTCCCCGCCAAGCTAAGTGATGAGCAGCGCGCGCGCCTGCGGCAAAACTTTGGTGAGATCGCCTCGGGCCTTGAGTCGCGCCTGTTCATCCTCGAAGCTGACATGAAGTACCAGCCGATCAGCCTCTCGCCCAATGACGCGCAGCTTCTCGAAACGCGCCGCTTTAGCGTCGAGGAAATCTGCCGTTGGTTTGGCGTGCCGCCGGTACTGGTAGGCCACAGCAACGTCACGACTTGGGGCAGTGGCATTGAGCAGATTCTCGACGGCTTCTACAAGCTGACCGTTCGGCCCATGCTCACCCTTATCGAGCAAGCCATCGCGCGCCGCGTGCTCACGCCCGCGCTGCGCAGCCGCTACACCGTCGAGTTTAGCTTCGACGCGCTGTTGCGCGCCAACATCAAGGACCGCATGGAGGTCTACTCCAAGGCGGTACAGAACGGTGTCATGACCCGCAATGAGGCGCGCCAGCTTGAGAACCTGCCGCCAGTCCCCGGGGGCGAGCTTGCCACCGCTCAGATCAATCTTGCGCCACTGACCATGCTTGGCCAGTCCGTATCCAAAGGAGCCGCTGATGCTTCGCAAGACCCTGTCGATCAGTGACGCCCAGGTCAAGTTCGCCGCCGATGGCAGCGCTGGCTTTACCGGCTACGCCTCGGTCTTCGGCGGCGTTGACTCATATGGCGACACCATCGTCCGCGGCGCCTACGATTATTCGCTGCGCACGCACGGCAAGCCCAAGATGTTCGTCAATCACGACAGCATGGGCCTTCCTGTCGGCAAGTGGCTTGTCGCCAAGGAAGACGATCACGGCCTGTACGTCGAGGGCGAGTTCACGCCCGGCATGGCCCGCGCAGAAGAAGCGCGCGCCGCGCTGAAGCACGGCACCGTCGATGGCCTGTCAATCGGCTACCTGCTGAAGAAGGGCGACTATGACGAGATGGAGGACGGTAAACGCGTGATCCGCCGCGTGAGCCGTTTGTTTGAGGTCTCCGTCGTGACGTTCCCGGCCGATGAAGCTGCGCGCGTCGACCTTGCCAGCGTCAAGTCCGACGAGGTCGACTCCATCGAAACCGTTCGAGATTTTGAGTACTTCTTGCGGGATGCAGGCGGGCTCAGCAAAGGGCTGGCGCAAGCGCTCGTCAGCCGCGTTCGCGTGCTGTTCGGGACGGGGGATCCGGCTTCGGGCGACACGCAAGCGAAAGCTGCGCAAGAAGTGCAGGCCATTTTGCAGCGCATGCAGCAACGCCTTAATCCGTAACTCATCTTCAAGGAGATCTAGCAATGGACATGTCAGACGTCATGAAGGGCATCGGCGCCCTCGAAGCCAAGCTCAACAGCTACGCAGAGAAAGCCGAACAAGAGATCAAGGCCGCCGGCTCCGTGTCGGTGGAGACCAAGAGCGCCATCGCTGCGCTCGGCACTCAGCAGCGCGAGATCGCTGACCGCCTGTTGTCGCTCGAGCAAAAGCAAGGTGCGCCGCGCGGCGCGGAGGGCGCCATGCAAACCATGGGCTCCGAGTTCACCGCCGCCGATCAATACAAGGCTTTTGTCGGCGGCCAAGTGCGCACTGTGCGCATCGAGCTGAAGAACACCACCGTTGGCAGCGACACCACGGTCGCACCCGACCGCCGCCCTGGCGTCACTGGAGGCGCGTTTCGCCGGTTTTTGGTTGAAGGCGCCATGAACGCGCTGCCCACCACGAGCAACGCCGTCGAGTTCACTCGCGAAGCCACGTTCGTCAACAACGCGGCGGAGACGGCGGAAAGCAGCGCCAAGCCCGAGACCGATATCACGTTCAACTTGCAGACCGCGCCCGTGCGGACCATTGCACACTGGACCCGCATCAGTCGCCAGCTTGCGGCAGACGCGCCGGCCGTGGCCGCGTACATCAACACCCGCATGCGCTACGGCGTCGATCTGCGAGTCGAGAACCAGCTCATTAACGGCAACGCCAGCGGTGCCAACCTGTCCGGCATCTTCCACACCGGCAACTTCACGCCGCACGGCTACACCGCCGCCAGCATGACCGCCTGGGTCGGCAACCCGCAGCGCTTTGACCTGATCCGCCGCGTGATCGGTGACCTGCAGGCCGCTGACTACCCGCCCAACGCCATCCTGCTCAACCCCACCGACTGGGCGGTGATCGAGGTCCTCAAGGACACGCAAGGCCGCTACCTGCTCGGCAACCCCAGCAGCGCCGCGGCGCCCGCCATCTGGGGCATCCCGGTCATCCCGACCAACGCCGTCAACGCTGACACGTTCTTGGTCGGCGCACTCGACATGGCCGCCACCATCTACAACCGTGATGGTGTGGCCGTGGCCCTGTCCGAGGAAGACGCGAGCAACTTCACGACCAACCTCGTCACCATTCGCGCCGAGCGGCGCCTGGCGCTCGGCATTGAGCGCCCGGCTGCTCTGCGTGGCGGCGACCTGACCCCGGCCTAATCGGCCGTCCGCATCGCAGTCGGAGCACGTCATGCAGCGCATCAAATTCAAGACCACCGTGTTCAGCACCACGTTCGGCACGCTGGCTGAGGGTGATCTGCTCACGTGCTCCGCTGCGCATGCGGAGCATTTTGTTGACGAGTTGAAAGTCGCCGAGCGTGTGCTGCCAGCCGCTGCTGTTGCGCCTGCGGTCGAAGCAGAACAGGCCATGCCTGCCGAAGCGACAAAGGCTCGCAGGCGCAGCGGTTCCGCTAAGTAGCCCTGCCCAGCCGCGAGCGCATCTAACCCTTCAGTGGGCAGCAGCAAGCCCCTTTGCCGGCGCCGGGTTCAACCCCGCGCCGGTCTTTCATTCTGAGAAGGCCGCATGGACCAATTCTTCGCCAACGGCAGGCAGGGCCTCGGCACTGGCCTGATTGACCTCGACACCGCCGTCTTGAAGGCAGCGCTGCTGCGCGGCTACACCTACAACGCCGCGCACACGTTCGTGAGCGACGTTACTGGTGCGGGCGGCACGCTGGTTGCCACCAGCGCCGCACTCGGCGGCGTGTCGTTCGCTGACGGCGTGCTCGACGCCAACGACGTTACCTGGACCGCAGTGGCTTCGGGTGCCGCCATCCCTGACATCCTGCTATTCCAGTCGAGCGCGGTCACCGGCGGTGCAGACGTTGCCGCCAGCGCCCAGCGCGTGGTCGCCATTCTCGACGGCCGGTTCCGGTTCACGGTGGCCGCCAACGCCTCCAGCGGCGCCGTGGCTGTCACGGTCGACGCGCTACAGCTCGGCATCGCCAACGGCGCTCAGGCCACGCTCATCAGTGGCACCGGCCCCGCCACCATCACGCTGTCGTCCGCCGCAAGTGCCGGCGCGCGGTCGATCACTGTATCCGCGCTCGGCAGTGCCGCCAACGCCGAGGCGGTGTACGAGGTCGCCTACAGCGGCAGCAACCTACCAATCACGCCCAACGGTGGTGACATCACCGCCGCGTGGAGCAACGGCGCCAACCGCATCCTGCGAATCTAGCCATGGCCGACAACGTCACCCTGCCTGGGACCGGTGAAATCGTCGCGACCGACGACATCAGCGGTCAGCAGTACCAGCGCATCAAGCTCACCGATGGCCTAGCCGATTCGACGACGCACATGCGCGTCCTGTCGAAAAATCCGCTATTCACCGACGCGGGCGCAGTAGTACGGCAAGCGCCGTGCGATATCTGGTCCGTCGGTTTTGCTGCGTCTGGCTCGAGCCTGCTTGCGCCCGAATTCACGCAGCGCCGGCTCGGCACCGGCGTTGGTGTCACGCAGGGGTCGAGCAACCTGCTGGTCACGACCGGGACGACCGCCAACAGCGAATTCCTTGCGCGCTCGACGAAGGCGTTTATGGGCGCGTTCACGGCGCGCGCTAAGACCATCCTTAGTCAGCGGATCGCCAACAATAACTTCGTGGCGATGCTGGCCGATCTGGTCGGCGAGGGGTTGTCCTGCACGATCAACAGCGCGACTAGCATCAGCGTCACGCTGACCGCGCACGGATTCACGGCCGAGAACGTCGGCCAAAGCATGTTCGTGGGAGCGATCAACGGCGCAAACGGTGTGCCGGGTCGGTATGCAATCGCGTCAATCCCGAACGCGAACACGATCAACTTCACCGTGGCGGGCTGGCCTGCCTCGGGTTCCTGCACGGTGGATTTGTTCGGCTGGAACTACATCCGCACGCTGTACACCGGCACGACGTCAGCTAGCGCCTCTGTCGATGCACAGCGGCGCGGCTGGAACAGTGGCGATACCACGGCGACCATCAACACGACCGCTTCACCGGGTCACGTCATCCAGATGTACACGGATGGTCGCAATGTCAGCTTTTCCGACGCGCTAGTCGCGTCAAGCACGACGCCGACCGTCACGACCCGAGCGAGCCGGATTGAGAACATTCCGGACGATGACGTAGACCTGTATTTCTACCTGTGGTCGTTCAATGGCGCGACCGCGCCTGCCAGCACAACCACCTGGACGGTTGGATTCGTCGCGGTCGAGGATACGGTCAACGCGCCTACGTTTATCGCTGGCGTGCGCCCGCTGGGAGCACAAGCCGCGCTGCCTGTCACGTTCCCCGCCGCGCAGGCGGTA